CGAAGCGGTAGAGCAACTCGTAGCGCACGATGTCTGAGCGCAGCTGCCCCTCGAGGCCGGGGCACAGTTCGGCGGCCCTGTCGTATAGGTCCTGATTGCGGAGCGCCGGCAGGGTCGACTCGTCCCAAAGCGTGTACTTCCAGTCCGGGTGGAGCCGCTGCCAGCCGTCGGCGAACGCACGGAAGACCTCGGGCATCGGCGGCCCCACCCAGAACTGGTGAAAAACGTGCGGTACCACGTCGTCCTTAGCTGCCCAGCGTGAGCTTGACGGCACGGACGAGGATCGGGCTGCCGCTGCCGGAGCCGTCCTCGGGGACGAACTGGCCGTCATCGTTCAGGTCGCCGTCGTCGAGCACAACGTCGCAACCGATCCACGAACTGCCGATGCAGCGGTCGCGCAGGTACAGCGGGTCGTAGTCCTTGATGACCCGGATTGCGAAGCCGCCGAAGGACTGCGAAGCGCCCCAGGTTGCACCGTCCGGCACAGCCGGCGCACGGCTCGAGAGCACGAATGCCGTCTTGTGGAACGCGAACGCCTCGTCGGGCGCAAGCGCGTTCGCCTGCACGACGCGGAATCCGCCGTAGTTCGTCGAGATCGTCGCGTCGGTGAGCGCGTTCTGCTCGGCCGGCGCGGCGACGGGACGGCTGGCGAGATCTTCGAGGATGATCTGCTCGATCTCCGAACCGACCACCAGAACGCGGCCCGAAGATGGGACATAGCAATCGTTCAGCATGCGCCGCGCGAGCAGCACGCTGTGAAGCGGAGCCGCCTCGCTGAGGTCCCCCGTGAGCGCGTAGTTCGCTCCGGAGATGGTGTCAGCGAGCTCATCCTCGATGCCCGTGACGATGGCACGCAGAATCGGGTTGAGGATCTGTGCCCCGAAGTCGACGATGTCCAGCGTCAGGTTCTCGTCCGTGACGTTGATGCCCTTGTAGACGTCGGTGTCGATCTTGACGTCGACCGAGGTCTCGGACAGCTCATCCATCGTGATCGGGGTACCGGCGCGCAGCGTGCGGGTACGCGCCAGTACGTAGGCGGGTACGCGGATGGTGATCGTGTCGTTGTAGACTCCCGCGAAGTCGCCGGCCGCGTCACGCCACACGAGGTTCGGTAGCACCGTCTCCCGCATAAGGACGCCGAGAGCCGTGCTGACGACCTTCGTCGCCTTGATGAAAGTGTTAGCCATGGTCTCCTGCTTCTAGAGTCGCGGCACATTCGCCGCCAGTTTCTGCGGGTCTGTCTCGTCGGGCTCCTCATCGGGAGCCGCGCCCGAGCGTAGCCGCTCTTTCGGCCGTGTCGGCTTGCCGCCCTCGCCGGCGGACTTCTTCTCGCCACCGAAGGATTCCAGGAGTTCGTCGGCGTCGGCCTCAAGCTCCTCTTCGGTCGCGCCAATGAGCCGCTTCGCTTGGGTCTCTGTCAGGCCCTTGCGCATGGCGACCCGCAGGCGCAGGAGTTCACCCTGAGAGGATGCAGCCGCCTTGTCGGAGGCCGCCTTCTCGTCGGCGAGCTTCTGGACTTCGGTCTTGTTCGCGTCCTCGATGTCCTTGAGCTTCTTCGCGGCGTCGGCGTTGGATTTCGCCTGCGCCTCGTGCTTGCGGGACAGTCCCTTCCACTTGGCGATCTCGCGGTCCTTGTCTACCTTGCCGTCCGTGCCGTCCGTGCCTCCCGGCTCGTCGTCGGTCGGCTTATCGTCGTCGGTCCCCTTGTCATCGACCGGCTTCTCGTCTTCTGGCGGCATGTTGTCTACTCCCGTGTCGGGTTGTGGCCACCGTGCGGCAGCCTGGTCGTGGTTAGGCGGGTCTGTCGGCCGTCTTGTTCAAGTCCTGGCGGAAGCCGTTGAGCGTTCCGTCGCTCTGCTCCCAGCGCTCCTTCTGCGCGAGTGATCTGGCGTTCCATTCGTAGCCCTCGTATGCGACCTCAATCGAGCAATCGCAATGGATGTGCCAGTCCATCTCCTGACCCTCTATCTGTCCGGCCGATTCCGCGCTGACGTAGACCGGCCCACGACTGGCGAGCATGGCGCAGAAGGCACATGGGGCAGCGCCCGTGATTCTCGCCACGCCCATCGCCCTCGGGTCACGATTCTCCTCGGCGAATATCGTGTCGCGCCCGCCAGCTAGCGCATCTCGCGACACGGTGCCCGATACGTCAACGAGGCAGTTATGCATAACCGTCTCGTATGTCAGTCCCGCAGCCAGCGACCTGTACACTGTGCCCCGAGTGGTAGCCCCGAGCGCCGCGCGAATCGTTTCCTCTGATTTCGGAGACGCGAGCGGAACTGTTCTGAGTATTTTGGACGAGGATTCAATCGCCCGATACATCTCGTAGTAGCGGGCCGCGAGCGCCGCCGATTGCCGCGAGCGCGACTGCACGAGGAGGACCATCGCGTGTTCAAAGGTCCGGTATGAGTCGGGCCTGCTCGGCTGCCACGCCGGCCACAGCTTCATCGCGTCGCGCACGACGGCCGCACGCAGCGCGAGCTGCTGCCGCCGGTGCAGAGCGGTAAGCCGCGTGCCCTCAGGAGTGCGAGCCATCACGGGACCGGCGTCGCTACGTCGGCGGCGCTGGCCTGCCGGTCCAGCATCGCGTTCAGCTGCGCGAACGAGTCGCCCTGAGCGGCGGCGGACTTCCAGCGCTCCACGTCCGCCTGCGTGACGCCTGGCACCTTCTCCCAGAGCTCCTGCACCGGAATGCTGAGCATCTGCGCCATCTTGCCGAGCGCGTCGACCGTGGCGGCGAAGGCGCGCGCCTCGGTGTCCTTCCAGCGCACCTGCGCGGCTGGGTCGCTCTCAAGGCCGGCAGCCTCGGCTGCAAGCGCCAGCGTCTGCTCCCATGCCTCACCGAACATGGTTTCGCGCTCAGTGATCTTGCGCTGCTCGGACTGCTCGGCCGCGGCCAGGGCCTCAGCGGAGAGGTTAACGAGCTCGCCGCGCAGTTGATGGGCCGGCGTCTGCGAGATGGCAGCGAGGTTACGCAGCGCGTCGCGACGAGAGTCGATGTAGCTGGTGAGGTCGGCAGCGGCAAGCTGGCCGATCTTCGTCTCCGGGTCCTCGAAGGTGAGAACCTTGTTTACGGCGACCTGCACCTTCTCGTCTTCCGTGTCGGCCATCCAACCGGTGATCCACTTCTGGGGGAAGGCCCCAAAGTGCTGGACGACGAGCAAGCCGAAGGTCGTCAGGTTGATCTGGTCCTGGATATGGATAAGGTCGTCGATCTCACTCGTGACCTCTTCATCGAGGTCTGACTTCGCGAGAAAACGCACGACCGGGACCACGCCGAGGTCGTGTACCTCTGAGGAGATGAACTCGATGCCCTCGCCGGCGTCGACGTCCATCCAGTAGACAGCTTCGTCGTCGAACAACCGGAAGAGATGCCGGCCAGGCACCTGCGAGCGGCGTTTCTCGAGCGCCCACATGGGCCAGTCATCGTCCTCGCCATAGACGGTCGTCATCTGCCGGGGAGAGAGGCCGCGCACCACGGCGACTGGATCGCCCGGCAGAACCGTCGCGTAGGAGACGCCGTAGCTCAGGGCCGCCCGGTGGACCCCGAGCTGGCGAGCGTCGAGCTTGTTGCGTTGCCAGATGTCCCAGGCCGGCGCTTCATCTTTCTGTCTAGGCGCCCGGTAGCCATCGACGTACATCGACTGCGCCAAGGAGTCGATGACGAGCCCGAGCACGTTAACACGGCTCATCTGGGCAATACCACGGACCTCACGCGGGGCGCTCGGCGGTAGCCAGAGGAAGCGCTGCCTGCCGTGAATGTAGCGGTACAAGCGCTCGAGGCGGGCCTCGTCGGTCTTCCGCCAGGTGAGCATGCGTTTGGTCTGCGCTATCGCGTCTGTCGGGCTGAGTGCCACCATAGTGCCTTTCAGAAGAATGCGACCTTCTGTCGTTTGCGACGGCGCTTACGCTCCGGCAACGCCAAATAGGTATGCCGGGCCATCCGCGCCAGAATCAGAGCGGCCAAGCTGTCGACCTTGCGCCGACTTTCGCGGTGTTCCTTGCCGAAACTGACGCCCCAGGCGTTGGGGCGCCGACGGGCGTTGTGCACGTGCTGCCGGACCCGGGCATCGCCGTCGTGCTTCATCGCCGCTTCTGTGATCTCGTTGTGGACCCGCTCGGCGCCCTCGAGGGTGAAATCCTTCTGCCGAGCACGCATATCCCAGGCGACGCGGTGCTTCGTGGTCGCGGCGGCGCAGAGGCCTTTGCCGAGATCCTGTGCCCAGCGGTCTACGTAGGATTCCCACGGGTGCAGGTCGCTGAAGAAGGCGACCACGTCGTAGCGGCCAAATGCCTGCCTCACCGCCCCGTCGATTGCCTCGCGCGGAGCGTTGCCGCCGTACTTCTCCGGGTCCCAGACGCCCAGCGTGAACGTATAGCCGTCCGAGACGCGGCAGCCCATGAGAGCCGAGTGGTCGTCCGTCAAGCTGCCGTCGAAACCGAGGGTAATGACCTCACCGTCGGCGATTTCGACGCTCTTGTCCGCGAGCACGTCCCATTCCTGCGGGGTGACCCAGGCGTCTTCGGTGGCAACGATCTGGTTGAGCCAAAAGCGCCGGGACCGTGAAGGCGGATTCCGCTTGTCCATGATGCTCTGGATGATGCGCGGGATATCGAGCCAGTCCGAGTCCCCACGTATGGCCTCCAGCGTTGCCGGCAACGTCTCCGGGTCCAGCGTCGCTTCCGGCGGAGCCTCCAGCGAGTCGTAGAGAAAGCCGACGTCGACGGAACGCCCGGCGACGATGTTCTCGTAGGCCTCGCGCGCCACCTGAGCGACCGATTCTTCCCCGGGCTCGTAGGCGTTCGTGATGGACAGTGCCCGCGCCGCGCCGTCCGGCGACTTGGAGAGGTTGCGGTCAATCACCGCGTCCATCTCGTG